CCGCCCATGAACGCCCCGCAACTCCCCGCCCCGTCCCCCGATTCCTCGCACGCCGTCGGTCCCGTGGCGCCGCCGCACCCCGCCGTCGCGAAGCTGGCCTTCGTCAGCGAGGGCAAGCCCGCGCGAAACCACGCCGAGCTCGCCAACCACGCCATGCGCTACCTCGCCGCGGTGTACGGCGCGCGCTTCCCCGTGACCGCCGACACCGGCCGCGCGTTCGTCGCCGAGCTTGGGAGCTACACCCTCGACGAGTGCGCGCGGGCCGTGGAGGCCGCGACTCGAGCGAAGGCCCCCGATGGGCGGAACTACCCCCCGACGCTCGCGGACGTCGTGGACCTCGCCGAGCGGCTGTCGGCGCGGCGGCGGCGTGCGGAGGAGCTTCTCGCGTCTCAAAGGGCCGAAAACGGCGCCTTGCCCACAAACTCCACAGAATCGCCGCTAGCGCACGATGGCGGAAACTCGGCTCTCGGGTCAAGTTTTCCGTCCGAACGCGCGGACGGTGGCAATGGTGAAGCCCAGCGCCAAGCTAAGGCCGAGCAGGAGGCGCGAGACAAGGAAGAGGCTCGAAGGCTGTCCGTGCGGGGCGGGATGGCCTCGGACCTTGAGCGACGCCGGCACCTCGATCGGCAGCTCGCGGACATGCTCAAGCGCGAGAGCCGGACCCAGGTTCAGAAAGCGGGCGGGGGTGGATCGTGAGTGACCTTGAACGCCTATTCGCGACGGCCGTGGAGGCCGCCGGGCGGGTCAACTACGAACGCGAGCGGTACGCGGCAACGCTGCTCTCCGTCGTGGCGCTAGACCCGGCGATCGCTCAACGGATGGTGAAGCGGGCGGAGAACTCGCTCGCCAGCGCTGAAAGCGACCTGCGGCGCGCCCGCGCGGCGTGGGAGGCTCGCCAATGACCGCCCCCGCCGGATCCCTGTTTTACAACTCGCGCACGGACGCCGAGAGTCGCCGCCGATGGTGGACGGCCGCTTGCGAGGAGTGGCTCATCGTCGACCGAATCCACTACTGGCTCTCGGGCAACGGCAGGCTCATCCTCGGCACCGCTGGCGACGTGGAGCGCCGTGCGTGCGAGCGTGACTTGCGGGTCCACGGCTGGACGCTGGATCACGTGCTCGCGTGCCGTGCGTCAGCGCTGTCATCGTCGCGCGTCAGCTCGGACCGCCCGCCCGAGACGTGCGAGACGTGGTTGCGCACGTGGATCGAGCCCGAGAAGTCGATGCGCGCGGCCGCCCCCCTTCCGCCGCGCCCCTCGCGACTGTGGCCCGAAGCTCAGCCGGCGAGCCCCGAGCGAGCGAGCGCATGGAACGCCGCCGTCCTCGACTTGCTGGCCAAGCGCCCCGTGACGCCACCCGGCCCGCTGCCCGGCGCTCCAGAGACCGAGGCCGAGACTCTCCCGACGCTCGCGAGGGGCGAAGTCCTCTTCGACGGCGACGAGACCGGGTCCGAGCGGAACAGCGGCGGGTGGGATTAGCTGGCCCCGCGCAAGGGTTTACGTCGCTACGCTCTATTTCTACGCTTTAGCGTTGACCGTCAGCACTAGAGCGTCGATAGTACCTCCATCGCCGCGACGCCCCGACGAGCGACCGGGGCCGGACGGCGCGACACACGAAAGACGCAAGCCATGACGCACGCCATCGCCCATCACACCTATACCACCATCGGCTCCGTCCGCGGCTGCTGCGGCCACGACCATCGGAGCATCGGAGCCGCTCAGCGTTGCTTGGCGCGCGACGCTCGCGGCTGTCGCGCGCAGGGTGGCTACTCGGATCGCTACATCGTCCGCGACGACGGGCGCATCGTCTACGTCGACGGCGGAGTGAGCGCAAAGGCGGTGATCGCGTGAACCACTCCGACTTACCCCGCGGCCTTGTCTTCATCCGCCGCCACGCTCGCGGCGCGTACGCCATCCACCACGCCGACGGCGCCGTGCTCAAGAGCTACGTGCCGAACATGCGCGAGGCCGAGAAGGAAGCTGCGCGCTTGGACCGCGAGCAACGCGAGATCGACGCGCGTAATGCGGCGATGGCAAAGGCGGTGCAAGCGTGAGCGACACACTCAAAAGCAAGCTGGACGCGATCTGGAGCGAGCCCGATGCGTGGTGCGACGTGAAGTTCGAGTTCTCCGGTGCGGACCGCGCCGAGCTGACGCTCACGTGCTATCGGATGTACGACGCCCCGCCGCTGACGGCCGAGCGACTCATGGCGCTGTGCGACCTGTTCGGCACGCGCAACATCGACGTAGACAGGCGCTCGGAGGGCGGATGCGAATCGTGCGACTGGGGCAGCCAGTACGGCTACGAACTGACGATCCGCGGCGCCACGAACTACGTCGACGAGTTCCTCGCGAAGGCCAAAGAGGAGAGCGGATCATGACCCCCGACTACGGCACCCTGCGCGACTACTCGACCGGCGACGCGATTCGCCCGGCGACCGAACGCGAGCTACTCGCGAGCATCACGGCGGCAGAGATCGACGGCGGCGCTGGCGCGTTCAAGTGCGAGGGGCGCGTGTGCTACGTCGAAGGCGGTGCGGCGTGAGCGACTTCCACTCTTCGAACTCGTTTGAGTGGCACGTCCGACGGATCGCGCATCTGCGCGAGCTTGGCGTGCAAAGCGTCACCCTCAACGCTTCGTGCGGTGACCTTCCGTGGGGCCACGTCGACGAGGTCACGGCCAACGTCGCCGGGCAGATTGAGTTTTGGGCCAGCCATCCGTGCGGCATCACCTTCGATTGGTACTTGCCGCTACCGTTGAAGACTGACCCGCTTGCCACCGCGCTGGGGCTTGCCGATGCGTGCTCCACCATCCTCGACAAGCTGCCGGTCAACATGCGAGTCAAGGCGTCGGCGATCATGTGGGACAAGATCAACACGATGAGAGCCCGCGCCGTGCGACTGCGCGAAGAGGTCGCGATCATCGAGACCGTCGAACGCGAGGCCGGCGCCGCGATCAAGGCGAAGGTGCTGCCGTGAAGCGCCACGTCCGGGACGGAACTACGGACCGCAGCTTTCGCGACGCGCTGATGCGACTCGCGTTCCCCCAGGATTTTCAGGACACCAAAGCCCACGCCATGAACTCAGCCCACCTCCACCACGAACTCGTCGCCGCGAAAGACGCGCTTCTCGAAGTCGCCACGACCTACCGCGAGGCGTCGAACTCTCTGCGCGATGCCGTGGCGCTGCTTGCGACTGGCGACGCCGCGCGCGCATCGCTGGCGATTGACCCTCACGAGGAAATGGCGCAAAGACTGCTCGGCGCCGCGATCGACTCGGAGAGGTTCAATCGGTCGCTCGCCGAGTGGATGGAGACGCGCCGCCACTACCTCGCGCGCCTCGAACGTCTCGAAAACGCACGCGCGGCGATCAACGCGCAGAAAGGATCTTGACCATGCGACACACACTCCACGCCGACCTACGAATCGCCTTCGAGGACAGCGCCGACCTGATGCTCGACGCCCTCGAACGCCACCTTGAAAGCCCGCTGGAGGCCGACCTGATCGCGCGCGTGATCGCCGTTGCACGCAATCGCCGCGACGCACTGAGGCGCTACGAGGACCGCGCGGGACTGCGCATGGATCGCGGGGGCCATCCTCCGCGGCTTGAGGACTTGCTCGCGCGCGCCGAGGTTGATGGCGCGGTGGAGGCGATGCCGTGAGCGCGCCGAAGTTCACGCCGGGGCCGTGGCGGTACAACGATCTTTCGATCTACACGGACGATGCCAATGCACGGGATCGCGTCATCATCGCGGAACTCTGCGGACCTGGGGTCACAGCCGAAAAGCGCGTGGAGTATCGCGCTAACGGTGCGCTGATTGCATCCGCGCCCGCGCTGTACTCGGCCCTGCGCATGATCGTGGAGTCTCACGATGCGACTTGTCCCGGCGAGTCGTGCGGAATTATGGGCATCGACTTGGCTCGCGCTGCACTGGCGCGCGCACGCGGCGAGGTGAACCCGTGACCAACCGCGACGACTACGACTGCGAAGGCGAGAGCCTCGCGGACTTCTGGCTTGGCGTCGGGGTGTTCCTCGCGCTGGGCGTCCTTCTCTTCTACGTGTTGCCCCTGGTGATCGCATGACGAAACGCAAGACCACGAAACGCCCCAAGTCCGCACTGGCCCGCCACGTCGCCGACGAGTTGAAACGCCTCAAGCTGCGCCGCGAAGAGGCGTGCGTTCGCGCCGGCATCGGCATCGCGTCGCTCAACAACCTGCTCGCCGACTACCGCGGCAAGATCCCCGGCGAGCTCGTGTGCGACAAGCTCGACCGCCTCTTCGGCACGACCGTTGACCGTCGTGTGTGGAGTCTCGCGCTTGACCAACGGCGAAAGGCGGCTGCCCGTGCGCGCTGAGTTGAACCGCGACCAATGGCTCGCCTTGCGCACCGGCTCGATCGGCGCGAGCGAAGCGGCGGCAGCGTGTGGCGAGTCGCGCTACTGCTCGGCGCTGCGACTGTGGGCCGAAAAGCTGGGCAAGCAGGAGCGCGAGCACGTCTCCACGTTCGCCACACGCCGCGGACTGGCCCTCGAAGCGTTCGGCCTCGAAGAGTACGTGCACGCCACCGGCTACCGCTTGCTGCCCACGGCGACGCCCGAGGACCGCGCGGCGTTCGAGCAACGGCTGGAGGCCCTTGGCGCGTGCAAGGTCGAAGGCTGGGTCCACGAGCGCGGTCGCTGGCAACCGTTCGTGCGTTCGACGAAGTGGCCGTGGATGACTGCGACGTTGGACGGGCTCGCCGAGCGCCCCGACGGCACGCTCGAAGTGGTCGAGATCAAGACTGTCGGCATGAACGCGGCGCGCGACTGGGGCGGCGACGAGAGCGGCATGGCCCCCACCATCTACCGCTTCCAGGTGTTGCACTCCCTCGCCGTCACAGGCGTCGAAAGCGCGTGTCTCGGGGCCGTGATCGGCATGGACGCGCTGCGCATGGTGATCGAGAGCGCCCACGCGCCGAGCATCCCCATTCACTCGATCGTGGCGCTCGAAGGCTCGTTCGCGCGATGCCTGCGCGAAGGCGTGGAACCCGACTGGGACTCGGCAGCGGCCGGCGACGCGCGCAAGGTCCGCTCGGCCCTGCACCCCGACGACAGCGGGCGAACGATCGTGCTTCCCAACGACGCGCTGACGATTCACGCCGAGTTGCAGGACTGGCGCAAGGAGCGGCTCAAGCTGGAGAAGGCCGCCGAGGACCTGAAGACGCTCGAAGAGCAGGCCGCGACGCGCATCGAGGCGCTTCTCGACGGCGCGACCTACGGCAGCTTGCCCGATGGATCGGGCGAGTACGTGCGCAAGACCGTGGTCCGCAAGGGCTACACCGTTGAACCGACGACCTACCCCCAACTGACATTCAAGGAGAACGGCAAGTGAGCGAACAGCAACCGCGGGCGGGCGAAACCGCCATTCAGGCCTTCGACGCATCGAGCGTCACGCGCCACGGCGAAACGTCGGCGCTCGCATTGGCCGAGCAGGCGAAGGCCGCAGTCCAAGCGCGCTTCATCGTGGCCATGCAACGCCCGCGCGACCTGATGCGATCGCGAGAGCGGATCCTCGCGGACTGCCGCCGGCCTGGTTTCGCCAAGACCGCCGTGTACGCGAAGCCCGTCGGCAACTCGACCGTCAGCGGGCCGGGAATCCGCATGGCTGAGGCTTTTGCGCGCGCCCTGGGCAACATCGCGACGAACGTCTCCGCGATCTACGACTCGCCCGAGCAGCGCATCGTGCGCGTGGAGGCGACCGACCTCGAGGCGAACCTCACCTACCCCTACGACGTGACGATTGCCAAGACGATCGAGCGCTCGCGCCCGCTGGCCGGCCGCCGGATCATCAGCACGCGCAAGAACTCGAAGGGCTACGACACGTTCCTGCTCGAAGCGACCGACGACGAGATCGTCGACAAGCAGAACGCGCTCGTGAGCAAGGCGCTTCGCACGTGCATCCTGCGCCTCGTCCCCGGCGACCTGCTCGAAGAGGCGCTGGAGGCGTGCAAGGCGACCGAGCGCGGCGAGATCGCGAAGGATCCGCGCGACAGCCTGCGCAATATGGTCGATGCGTTCCGGCGGATCGGCGTGAGCGCAGACATGCTTGCGGCGTATCTAGGCCACAAGATCGACGACGCGACGCCCGAAGAGATCGCCGACCTGCGCGCCGTGTGGAACGCCATCCGCGACAAGGAAACGACGTGGTCGGAAGTCGCAGCCAATCACGATCAAGCGTCGCCGCGCACCGTTGAAGCCGAGGGCCAGACCGCCCCCGTCGCCGACCGCATGACCGCGAAGGCCGCCAAGGCCGCGCCCGCAACTCCCGCCGCGCCCGTCGAACTCGACGAGAACGGCAATCCCCTCCCGCCCGTCAAGTTCTGAGACCACCCATGAGCGAATCCCTCACCATCAACAACGTCGGCGCGCTGGCCGCCCTTTCCATCCCCATCCCCGAAGGCGGGGGCGTCGTCGTGCTCAAGGGCGCGAACGGCGCAGGCAAGAGCACGGCGCTCGAATCGGTGCGCGCGCTGGCCGGCGAGAACATCGCTCTCGAGCCGCGCCGCCCGCTCGACCGCGGCACCGTCGAAGGCTTTGGCGTCAAGCTGACCGTGACGGCCAAGCGCACGACGCGCGTTGGCGAGCTGTTCGCCACGGTCATCGACGGGACCAGCCTCGAAACGTTCGTGGACCCGCAAATCGCGGACGCCGAACGCGCCGACTCCGCGCGTATCGTGGCTCTCTGCCGCATGGTGGGCGCAGCGAGCGACCTTCCGACCTTCGCGAAGGCCGTTGGCGTGGACCACCGGGCCGCGAGCGCAAAGACCGTGAGCGCTTCGACGCTGCCCGACCTCGCCGCGGGCCTGCGCCGTGATTTGCAGGCGGCGGCGCGCGAGTTTGAGTCCAAGGCCGAAGCCGAAGGCGGCGCGCTTAGCGCGGCTCTGGCGCTGTCTGGCGGGGCGGGGCCGGATGACGTGGCTGACGTGGGGGCCGCGCAGTCGGCGCTTGCATCGGCGACGGTCGAACACGCCCGGCTGGTCGAACGCGCGAAGGGCGAGGCGCTGGCGGCGAGCCGGGCCGAGCAGGCACGCCAGGCGCTCGAGAAGGCCGAGGCTGAGCACAGCGGCCCGCCGTCCGCGACCGTCGAAGCGGCATTGCGGCTGGTCGAGCGCGCCGTGGCCGACCTCGAGGCGCAGCTTGCCGAGGCCCGCGCCGAGCTTGCGACCGCGAAGGCCGCGCACGTCCGCGCCCTGGACCACGAGCGCACCATCGCCACCCTGAAGGCCGCCATCACGCTGCCCGCCGAAACCGTGACGCCGGAGCAGGTGCGCGGGGCTGCCGCCGCCGTGGACGCCGCACGCGCGACGCTGGAGGGGGCTCAGGCTCTCACGCAGCGCGTCGCCGCCCGCAAGAAGGCCGACAAGCACGCCGCCGCGAAGGACGCCGCCACGCTCGAAGCGAAGCGACTGCGCGACGCTGCCGAGAAGTGCGACGAGGTCCTCCAGTCGATGCTCGCGCGCGCGATGCCGGCGGGCCTCACGATCGCCGAGGGGCGGCTGGTCTACGCGAAGGGCGCGAAGGTCGAGCGCATGGGCAAGCTCTCCAGCGGCGAGCGATGGAAGCTCGGCGTGGACATCGCGCTCGATGCCGTCCCGCAGATCGACGGGCGCGTCAAGCTCGTCGTGATCGCGCAGGAAGCGTGGGAAGGGCTCGACCCCGAGAACCGCGCCGCGATCAAGGCGCACGCCCTCTCGCGCGGATGCGTGCTCTTGGCCGGCGAGGCCGACTCCGGCGACGTGCGCGCCGAGGTCCTCTAGTGGATGGCCCCGCCGAACACATGGAGAGGGGCGCGCTGGCTCAGTACAGCGTGCTGTTCGGCGGGGCCTTTTCTTTTCTACGGATTAGCGTTGACGAATAGCGACATGGACTACATCGTGTGCGCAGCTTTGGCCTACCTCGCGTGGTGCTCGCTGGTGAGCGTCGCGGCTGGGGTGAGCTACTGGATGTTTTCGCGAAGGAGTGACTCGTGAGAGGTCTCGGAGAATGGCGTGGCGTGCAAGCGCCCGAAGCTGCGGCGAGCTACGGGGATTTCCTTGACTCGAAGGCGCAGCTAGAAGGTGACCACGGGTTCGACCCGTCGTGGATGCCGAGCGAGGCGTTCGACTTCCAGCGCGCGCTCATCGAATGGAGCCTGCGCAAGGGTCGCGCGGCTGTGTGGGCCGACTGCGGCCTCGGCAAAAGCTTGATGGAACTGGCGTGGGCGCAGAACGTCTACGCGCGAACCGGAAAGCCCGTGCTCGTCGCGACTCCGCTTGCCGTGTCGCAGCAAATGGTCGAAGAGGCGGCGAAGTTCGGCGTCGAGGCCGCGGTCTCGCGCGACGGCTCGCTCCCGTGCGGCGTTGTCGCAACGAACTACGAACGCCTTCACCTGTTCGACGCGTCGAAGCTCGGCGGGTTCGTGTGCGACGAGTCGAGCGCGATCAAAAACTTCGATGGCGTGCGCCGCGCGGTCGTCACGGACCTGATGCGCAAGCTCCCCTATCGCTTGCTGGCGACGGCGACCGCGGCGCCCAACGACTACATCGAACTCGGCACGTCCAGCGAGGCGCTCGGCTACCTCGGGCACATGGACATGCTCGGGAAGTTCTTCGTCAACGCGATGAACAACTCGAACACGAAGGGCGCGTACCGCGGTCAGCGGCAAGACATGGGGCTCAAGTGGCGTTTCAAGGGACACGCCGAGGCGCACTTCTGGCGCTGGGTTTGCTCGTGGGCGCGCGCGTGCCGCAAGCCGTCGGACCTGGGCTTTTCCGACGAGCGATTCGTGCTGCCCGAACTCCGCGAAGTGCTGCATATCGTCAAGGCCAAGCGCCTCGCGCCGGGGATGCTGTTCGAGCTTCCCGCCGAGGGCTTGCACGAACAACGCGAGGAGCAGCGCCGAACGATCGTCGAGCGGTGCGAGCGAGCCGCGGCACTCGTGAACGCGCACGGCGAGCCGGCCGTCATGTGGTGCCACCTGAACGCCGAGGGGAAGCTACTGCGCGAGCTTGTGCCGGGCGCGATCGAGATTCAGGGCAGCGACGAGCCAGAGCGCAAGGAGGCGCTATTCGAGGAGTTCGGCAAGGGCCGTGCGCGCGTGCTGGTCATCAAACCGAAGATCGGCGCGTGGGGCCTCAACTGGCAGCACTGCGCGCATATGACTTGGTTCCCGTCGCACAGCTTCGAGCAGCTCTACCAGTCCGTTCGCCGATGCTGGCGCTTCGGGCAAAAGCGCCCCGTCGTCGTGGACATCGTGACCACGGAAGGCGGCGCGATCGTGCAAGAGAACTTGAAGCGCAAGGCCGACCAAGCCTCGGCGATGTTCGCCGAACTCGTCGCCAACATGAACAACGCGCTCTCCATCGGGCGCTCTGTGAACTACCCCACCAAGACCGAGGTTCCCCAATGGCTGTCCTAGACCAACTCGTGACTGACCGCTTCGCCATCTACAACGGCGATTGCATGGAGGTCATGCGCGACCTTCCCGACGCGTCCGTCGATCTGTCGATCTACTCGCCGCCGTTCGCCGGCCTGTACCACTACAGCTCGAACGAGCGCGATCTGTCGAACTGCAAGAGCTACGAAGAGTTCTTCACGCACTACGACTTCATCGTCGGCGAGATCGCGCGCGTGACCAAGCCGGGCCGCATGACCGCGGTTCACTGCATGGACGTTCCCAGCGGCAACACGGGATGCGACGTGCTGCGCGACTTCCCCGGCGACATCATCCGCCAGCACGCGCGCCTCGGGTTCGATTACGTCGCGCGCTACCACGTTTGGAAGGAGCCGCTCACGGTGCGCAATCGGACGATGACGAAGGCCCTCGCGCACAAGTCGATCGTCGAGGACTCGTCGCGCTGCACCGTCGCCAGCGCTGACTACCTGCTCGTGTTCCGGCGCAAGGGCAAGAACGGGGTTCCCGTGTCGCACCCCGTTGGATTGCTCGAGTACGCCGGCGCGCGACAGATTCCGTCCGACGTGTTGAGCTACAAGGGCTGGACCGGGAACCAGATCCAGAATCGCTACTCGCACTGGATCTGGCGCCAGTACGCGAGCGCTTTCTGGGACGACGTGCGGCTCGATCGCGTGCTGCCCTACCGCGAGGCGCGCGATGCCGAGGACGAGAAGCACGTGCACCCTTTGCAACTGGACGTGATCGACCGCGCGCTCGTGCTGTGGAGCAACGAGGGCGAGACGGTGCTCACGCCGTTCATGGGCGTCGGGAGCGAGGTCTATGCCGCTGTGTGCGCTGGGCGCCGCGCGATCGGCGTGGAGCTCAAGCCGAGCTACTACCGGCAGGCTGTGCGCAACGTGTCCGAAGCTGGCACGCGCAAGGTCGAGCCGACCCTTTTCGATCAAGTGGACGCCGAAGCGTCTGCGGGCCTGGAGTGACACAAGGAGAACGCGATGAACGAAGCTGAGAAGAAACTGCGGGAGGCGCTTGAGTCCTCGCGCCGCAGCTACACCGAGCAGATCGCCGACCTCACGCGCGCGCTGGCCGAGGAGAAGAAGGCGCACAACGAGGCGCTGCGGCCCGACGAGTACACGCCCGCCATGCTCGAAGTGTGCGCTGCGGCGAAGGAGTGGCACGACGTGGACCGCGAGCTTGACGCGGTTGGCTACGCGCGCGCCGTGTCCCGTCTCATGCGCGCCGTGCGGGCGATGGAGGCGAGCAGGTGAGCGAGCAACTACTGCCGTGCCCGTTCTGTGGGGGCAAAGGGACACTTCTCTCGCACGAAGATCCTCGCGTGACGAACTACAGCTACCAAGTGGTCTGCGGCGGCTGCGACGCGACGGGCGCATCGACCGATTGCGACTGGAACGGCGACACGTCGAAGGCGAAAGATGACGCCGTGCGGCAGTGGAACACGCGCGCCGACCTGCACGCCCTCCTCGCCGCCGCCCTCGCTGACGAGCGCGAGGCGAACGCGAAGGCGTGCGACGACTGCTACCAGTGCGGGTGCGCCGCGGCCATCCGCGCGCGAGGTGGGGCGTGAGCGATCTGCTCTACCGCTGGCTCGACCGCCGCGGCCGCATCCCGCGCTGGGTCCGCTGGATCTACAAGGACGCCCACTGGTGCGAGGGACAAGACCACGCGCTCGTTCTCGGCTTGGCGTACTGCGCTTGCGAGCGGCGCAATGGCACGACCGACCACGACTACACGAACTCGAGGAAGCCGTTTTGACCGCCACCGAACTGACCATCTGGATCCCCGGCACGCCAGCGCCGCAGGGCTCGCTCAAGGCCGTGCGACGTGGATCTCACGCGCGCCTCGTCAGCGACAACAAGCGCACGATGCCGTGGCGCGAGACCATCCGCACGGTGCTGCGCGCCAGCGGTCACGGGCACGAGCTTCTCGACTGCCCCGTCTACGTCTCGCTCGCGTTCTACTTCGAGCGCCTCAAGTCGCACTATGGCAAGCGTGGTCTGAGTCCGAGCGCGCCCTTCGCGCCCACGACGAAGCCCGACCTCGACAAGCTCGTGCGCGCAGTTGGCGACGCGCTCACCGGCGTCGTGTTGTGGGACGATTCGCGCATCGTGGACGTTCGCGCGCGGAAGCACTACGTAGACTTCACCGTGCGCACTGAGCCGGGCCTGCTCTTGAGCGTCCAGCCGCTCGACCGCACGGGATGCCCGGTTCGCTGGGATCGCGCAGGTCGCCGCGACGCGCGCACGGGGAGCGTGGTGCAGTGAGCGAGTTCATCATCATCCACGGCGGCCCCGCCCACTGGCACGAGTGCTGGCGCGTCCACCACGAATGCGCCATCGCGCGCGTGGAAGCGTACGAAGCCGCGTTCGGCGAGATGGAGCGCAGGTACGACGGACCCGAGGAGGTCCGCAACATGGTGCGCAAACTGACCACCCCCGCCGCGTCTGGCGTGGGGCAACTACCGCAGGAGAACCAATGACCGGACCCAACTTCGCCCCGCCCAAGATCAAGGGACCGCTCAAGTCGAGCGGCGCGATCTTCATTCCCAAGGGCACCAAGAACTACGAGCTGCGCAAGACGCACATCCGCTACCAGGGCTACTGGGCGGCGCTCATCGACCACAACGAGCCGCACGACAACGACGTGCTGGAGGACGTGCGTATCGAGTGCTTGCCGCCCACGTCGCCCACGGACACGCTCACGATGAGCAAGTGGGGCATCCGGCGCTACAAGTGCTCAGGCGTGCGCCGTCGCGTCTACGTCTCGGGCGCGTGGATGGAGCACGCGGACTACGAGAGCACGGGCGCGGGCGACCTCACCTACGAGGACTGCCTGTTCGAGAAGTGCGGCGCGCAGGGGCCTCAGTTCCGCCACACGGGCAACCGCGCGGACCCCATGTGGAACGTCAAGCGCACGCTGCGATTCACCGACGTGCGCGTGAGCGAGTGCGGCCAGGCGCGCGGCGTGGGCCGTGCGGGCTTCTCGTTCACGATCTTCGACCAAGGCCCGCTGACCGACGTGCGTATCCGTGGGCTCAACGTGCGAACGAAGGACGCGGGCGTGGTCGTGGTCAAGAACGGACGCCCCTACAACTCGTTCGGCGGCGTGCTCGTGGGTTACTGCCGCTCGCTCAAGTGGAACGGCGGCTACGTGGGGATGCTCAACCCCGATCGCAACCCGGTGCAGATCTACCAGCCCGAGATCAAGGACGCGCCGACGAGCGGTCCCGAGCACATCGAGATCGCGGGCGTTCATCTCGACTACGGGAACAACCTCGCCATCACGCGCCACCACGACACCGTGGACATCCGGCGCATGAAGGGCGACGGGCGCATCCTTGTGTACGAGCGCATCAGCCCGACGAAGTGGATCCTCGCCGAGAACGTGCCGCTGGCGAACGGGTATAGGAGGGGCGTGTGAGAGCCTCTCAGATCGAAGTGGCGAACGATCGCCGCGCCGAGATCCTCCGCGAGTTCAAGCGGCGCCACACGTTGCCAGACGGCCGGCGAGTCGAGCACGTCGAAGTCACGCCGCGGGTGAGGCGCGAGACCGGCTACAAGCGCAGCCCGTGGCTCGAGCTCTGGCGCGTGACGTACGCGGGTGGGGAGACGCGCGAATACTGGAGGCTCGAGCCGCGCGACTTGCCGGCGGACGAGGCTCAGCGCAATGCGGCGTCGGAGCGGCCGCGCATGGAGCACTGCCAGCACGGCCACGAACTGCACCGCTGCAACGTGCTCGTGCGAGACGACGGACGGCGCGAGTGCCGCACGTGTCGCCGGGAGCGTGACCGCGCGAGGCACGTGAAGCGCAAGGCGGCGCGCGTGGCGACGGCGGAAGGGGGCGCGCATGGAAGCTGACAACGCAAAGCGCTGGATCTACACGTTCAGCGCCGATGCGGATAGCGGGTCCGAGCGCTTTGTCTCGGAAGCCGACTACTTGGCCCTGCGCGCCCGCGTGGCCGAGCTTGAGCGCGAGAACGCGGCGCTGCGTACGTTGGCGCAGCAGTCACGGCGCGTTCACGCCGTCGGCGAAGACGAATGGCACTCGTGCTCGGCCGTCACGGTCGGCGGTATCCGAGACGCCATGTGCGACTGCGGAGCCAGCGATTGGAACGCCAAGGTGGACGCCGCCCTCGCCGCGCAAACGAAAGCGGGGACACCATGACGCTCGACGTGCTCTCTTTCTGCCTCGGCGCACTAGCCGCCTTCGCGCTCGACTCGCTCAAGTGCTGGGTGGATCGCTGGCACGCACGGCGCATCAACGCAGTCTTGGACGAAGCGCGCTGGTCTCGCTACCGGGCCGCGTGCATGGACGTCGTCTGGGACTGGACCGAGAAGCGCCCGCACATCGCCCGCGTGATGAACGGCAACGACGCGATCGAACTTGGCGAGGCGATCGAACTCAAGTTCCAGTCGTTGCTTGCCAAGGAACTGGCGAAGCACGCGAAGGAAAAGAAGGCGGGGGCTACGTGAATGAGCTGGCACTTTTCGCGGGCGCTGGCGGCGGCATCCTTGGAGGGCACCTGCTCGGCTGGCGCACCGTCTGCGCGGTCGAGTTCGACCCCTACGCCCGCGATGTACTGGTCGCCCGGCAAAACGACGGATGCCTTCCGCCCTTCCCGATCTGGGATGACGTGCGAACCTTTGACGGGCGACCGTGGCGCGGAATTGTTGACGTGGTTTCTGGCGGCTTCCCATGCCAAGACATCAGCACCAACGGCGGAGCTAACCGGCGCGGACTCGATGGCGAGCACAGCGGACTTTGGCGAGAAATGGCTCGGATCATTCGCGAGGTACGACCGCGATTCGCATTCATGGAAAACAGTCCAGCTCTCACTTTTCGAGGGCTCGATCGAGTGCTCGGGGATTTGGCCGAGATCGGGTTTGATGCTGCGTGGGGCGTGTTTTCCGCTGCCGACGTTGGAGCACGACACAGACGTGAGAGGGTCTGGATTGCGGCTTGGAACCCCAACGAAGGCGATGAGTGTGCGCGGGGACGCATTCCGACAGGGAGCGCCAACCTTGCGAGAGTTCCTGAATGGTTCAACGCCGAACCCGATGTGGGTCGAGTGGCTGATGGGCTGGCCCTTGCAATGGACCGAAACGGGTGCCTCGGTAACGGACAGGTTCCGGGAGTGGCGGCGCTTGCATGGGGCGTTTTGACGCGGGGCGCATGGCCTCGTGTTTGCTCCGAAACGAAAGCGCCCCAGCCGCAGGAGCCGGGGCGCCACGAGGACTAGTCCCAAGGCGTACGCCCCAGGGCGGTTCCCCGTACTGGAACGGGCGCGGCGGTCACTTGGACGGCAGCCGCGCCCTGACGGGGCAAGTCAGGAGCGAGCCCCGCGTGCCATCTCAGCGCTCGCGGCCCCGCTCACGAACGCATTGGCAGCGCGCAGCAAGAACTCGATGCCCCTAGGACCGCCTGGGAGCCCGCCGCGCGCGTCCAAGAGCGCCTGGGACTCGACGGTCAAGATGAGCGCCAACGTGGGCGAGACGCCCGCGCGCACGGCCACGGAGTACAAGTCCACGCGCGCGGGGTCTTCGATCGCGGTCAACGCCTGCGCGACTTCGAGCACCTTGTCGGCGTCCATGCCGTGCTCGACGGCGACGGCCCCGCACGCAGTTGCGATGAACTCGACGCGCCCGAGGTACGCCTGCCACGTCGGCTCGTCCATGCTGGCAAGCTCGGTCGGCGTGGGCGGGCGGCGGGTGCCTTCGGGAGTGGTCACGCACGAGCCGAGGAACACTGCGGCGAGCACGATCCAGACGGCCAGCGCGATCGTGGCCGCGATGCGGACGGGCCAGCTACGGGGCTTCTTCATGGGGAGTCTCACGGGATGGGTGGGTGCGAAGGGAGCGCGTTGCCCGCTTCGGTTAGGTGTCGGTGCAGGAAGTCTTGATCGGTCTCGGGCGGCGGGCCGTTGTAGCGGATGGTGCAGACGGTGTAGATGCCACCATCCACCGGCCAGCTCGTGTAGAGCCGCGTGGCCCCGGCGATGACCAGATCGCCGTTGTTGACGGCCTCGTAGACCCGTTCGACGTGGCGCGCAAACCAGTTGCCGCCGCCCTGCCCCTCGCTCGGCGTTTCGACGTCCTTCGCCGCGCATTCGGTGACCATGTTCATCTGCGTAGTCCCTCGATCAGTGCGATCATCTCAGTGCGGATTCGGAACCTCGGCTGCGACGCGCAACCGATCCAGCCGAGCCCGATCAACGACGCGGCGAGCGCGACCCCGGCAATCATGGGCGCGCGCGGGGCCTTCCACATGCTGAAGGCGACGCACGCCTCGACCGTCACGAGGATTGCCGCGATGCCAAAAAGGGCCGCGATCTCTGTCGCGTCGAACTGCTCGGCCGTCGTGGCCAGCACAAGGAACACGCCCGCGACCTCGATCGCGACGCGCACGATGGATGCGGCGAGCTTCACTTGCGCCCCCTCTTCTGCTCGATGAGGTCATCAACCTTGCCGTCGATCGACGAGAGCTTGCCGTCCATCGCGTCGAGCTTCGACTTGAGGCCCTCGATGAAGGCCACTTGCGCGTTCACGATGCGCTCGACCTGCGGGGCCAGAAATCGCCCCACCTTCCACGCAGCGAGGCCGACGGCGAAGAGGAGGAGGATGGGCCAGCCCACGCGGTTCAAGAGGCCCTCCCACTCGGGCAGGCTCTCCAGTTGGGCGGTTAGTGTCGGGTCGGCCTTCATAGTTGCAGGATTCGCCTTTCGCGCTTTGAGGTCAAGCGCTAGCCTCGTCTCGCGCCGGCGGTGGGAAACGGCGCAGACTCATGGGGACGGGCTCGGTCGCTCAATCGGCGGCCGGGCCCGTTTAGTTTCAACGCTCGGCGCCGAACACGCACGACACTTCGAGCAGGTCGATCTCCATGATGCGCGCCGTCGTGCCGGCGAGCTTGCCGATGCCGACGAGAATCCCCGTCGCGCGCGAGCTGCCGGTGGGGACCGCTGAGCCCGAGTGCGTCGCTTCGAGCGTCAGCGCGCCCGAGCCGTCCTTGAGCGAGTACGTGACGACGCCGGCCGCGCTCACTTCGATCTCGACGCGATACCACGTGTTCGCGGCGACCGTGACGCCCGAGTCCGTGACGGTCTCGACGCTGTTCGCGATGGTGACGCACTCCCAGCGGCCGCCGTTGACCGAGTGCGTGTAGCGGAACATGGCGCCGTCCGTCTGGACGTTGCTTGACGGCGTGTCGCCGAAACCGACCTGCGCCGTGTAGGTGTTCGTCCCGTCGCTGACTGCGGGCAGCCGGAACACCGCGCGCAGCTTCCACGCGTCGGAGCCGAAGAACACGGACGCTGCGCTCTTGGACCCGGCCGCCGCGTAGCCCGTCGTCGTGGTGCCCGTGGACACTTCCGCGATGCCGGGGTGCCCGGCCTCGTTCGCGAGGAGCCCGCTGTAGCCCGAGCCCGTGCCCGACGAGTTGAGGACGAACGGCCCGCCGTTGGCGAGCAGGCCGCCGAGGAAGTCGTCGGAGTGCCGAAAGCCCTTGGTCGTGTCGGGGACGTACCGCTCGACGTGCGCGTCCAGCGAGTCTAGCGCGGTGTTGACTACGACTTCGGGCGTCGCGCTGCCCGCTTCGAGGTAGTCGAGTTCGAGGTGAGTCGTCGGCATGGTTCACACGGTCCTTTCGAGCACGTCGCCACGGCCGGCGAGGTCGCTGTCCTGCGAGATTCGGACGGTCACGGGATCGCCCGGCGTCAGCCCGTCGGCGGTTTGCTGCGCCGCGGTGTAGGTGCACGTCGGCGAGCTCGCGGCGATCGTCCGCACCACGTCGCCGTCGTCGATGATCTCCACGGTGTACGCCTCGACCGGCTCGATCCGCGGCGCCGGGACTTGGCCAAGCGTGCGCGTGATGGTGCGGGTTCGGCGTCGCCACGTGAGCGTGAGGTCGTCGGAGCCGTTGCGCGTCGCCGCAAGGTTGGCCACCGTCGGCTGTTTGCACGTGCGGCCCTGGAGCGTGATCGGCCGGCCTTCGAAGTCATCGAGGAGCCCGCCGCTCGGCACGACGCGATACCAGCGCTCTTGACCAATCGCGGCCGGATTGCGCGAGAGCCACGACACGCCGCCGCCGGTGAGCAGCACACACATGGACTGCGCCTCGTGCGGGCCAGACTTCGCGCGCTCTTCGGTGTAGCCGCGACCGCGCAGCAAGCGCGAGAGGCGGTAGACCCCGTCGCCAAGGCTCTCGACCGTGGCAAAGCCGACGATCTCCGCGCCGTCGTCGATGCTCATGCGGTTCATGCCGTTGAGGCAATCGGCGTCGGTCACGGATTCAAGCGAGCCGGCGATCATCCGCACGTCGAAGGTGTTCACGTCGTCCCACACTTCGGGCGTCGGCCACGCGGCTAGCTCCGTGTCGAGCAGGCCCATCGCGGCGCCGGTCCCGACGCGGCCCACCTGCGAATAGGTCGTGCCGGCGTCCAAGGACTCGAAGATCGTCGCGCCGTTGAACGTGGCGTCAGCGTCGGCCACGCACGCGGCGAAGTACAGGCCCGGCGAAAGCGCGTGCTCATCGTCCAGCGCGTGAGCCTCAAACATCGTCCACTCGACGCTCGGCGAGCGCGCGAGGCCCGAGGGCGCGGTGGAGAACGCGGGGCCGGGCTCGGGGTCGAACGCCGTCGCGAGGTGTCGCTGTTCGGCATACCCCGTGGCGAGCATGTGGAGCAACGGCGAGCGATCGAGGCGCTGAGCGATCATCGTCCAGTCGCGCCCGTTCGCCGTGAAGGTGAGGATGTCGGCCTCGTTGACGCGGGGCCAGTCCGAGGGCGGGATCGAGATTGTGAGCCGCCGCGACATTGAAGCGCTGTTCCAGAGCGTGCGCTTCGCGATGGCCTGCGCCTCGGTCGAGTCGATGACGACGGGGAGCTCGACCGATTGCGTGGTGCGCCTCGGCATCGACGTTCGCACCGATCGGCGCGTGCCTGGTTGCCACTCCTTCTCGGGGTCGATGTGGCGCACGACGACGTCGGACACCTGCGCGGCGTTGGACTCGACCGCGATCTCGACCGCCTGCGGGACGCTGTCGCGCTCGGCGTACGGCGCGCATCCGAGGTTGGTCTCTTCGATGGCGACAACGCGCAAGTCACGGCGCGGCGTGAACGTCAGCCGTCCAGCGCGCTCGCTCGCGAGCAGGTCATGCGAGACGAGCAGCGGCGAAATGTCGGCGGCGGCGGCGTTGTGGCCAGCGGCCGCGTAGCCCAGCAACTCGCCGTCGCACGCGCTCACGTCGAACTCGTCCGACTCGAGCCCCGCGTCCTCGCACATGGACGCAATCGCTTCGCCGACGGTCTGCGACTGCGCCGACTCGACGAGGAAGCTCAGATTGGGCGTGCGGTTGCCGAAGTCGAAGAGCTGGAGGCCCTCGAAGAACATGCAGGCCGTGCCGCGGTACGCGATGCCGCCTTCCTCGGGCTCCAGCGCTTGCAAGTACGGGTCGGGCTGCTGGTCATCGCTGCCGTCGTAGAACGTGATCCGGCGCGCGACGCTGCCCAGATATGCCAAGTGGCCTTGCGTAATCGTGACGCTAGCGCCCGCCGCTTCCGTGACGCCCCCCTGCGACGGGGCCGGGTAGACGCCGCCCGAGCTCATGACCTTCTCTTCCCAGCGAATCACGGCGTAGGTGCTGCCGTCGCTCAGCGTGCCGCGCTCGGAGCAACGCGCGTCGCGGTTGTTGAGCGCGTTGGCGAATCCCTGCGTGAGCACGTTGCGGCCGCTCACGAGTTGCGAGAGGTCGATGTCGCCCGCCGGCGCCGTGATCCGCAGTCGGTGCGTGTATGTTCCAGCGAACGGAACCGTGATCGATGGCGTAGAGGATCCCGAGAAGGTGTAGCTCGCCGTGGCGCTGACGTTCGAGCTGGTCTCGTCGAAGCTCGCGCTCAGCACGTCATAGATGAGCTTCCCGTCCGCCCACACTTTGAGCACGCGGCGAATCGGACCGCGGCAGATGCCGACGAGCAGCGACGTGTTGTAGACGTGCTCGACCGCGTTACCGCCCGCGCCGCCCTTGCCCGCGTTGATGTCGCGGTCGATGCGTTCGAGCTCGCCGAGCCAGAGCAGTTGACCCGGCACGCGCACCTGCCGCCCGTAGCAGCGCGACATGGGCTGCCCGTCGTCGGTGCCTTGGATCTGGTGCTCGAGGTAGCGCTGCTTCGGCGGGTCTTGCGCAAGCAGCGGCCCTAGCCAGCGTTGGTCGATGACCGAGCCGAGCGCGCCGCCAGCGACCGCAAAGCCGTTGAACGCGATCGAGGCCGCGGCGATGCCCTGCGCTCCAGCGACGGCGACGCCCGCAGCTTGACCGACCGCGTAGAGTAGGAGTGTCGCCATCGTCTAGCCCTTGTACCGCCAAACGGAGTGAACGCGCTCGCGCCACCATTCCGTGAGCCCGTGCTCGGCGACCTTGCCGACGCTGCCCCACGTGTGGAGCATCCCGCGTTGCGTGCGGAAGGCGACGTGCTGCGGCCGCGTGGGGGCGCTGAACCAGAAGACCACGATGTCCCCCGGCTGACTGTCGGTCCACGCGCTCAGGTCGCCTTCGAGCGAGAGGCCCTTGACGCCCGACACGCGGTCGCACGACACCATGAGCGCGTCGAGCATCTTGCGCGGGCTCGGGTTGCGCGAGTAGGCGACGAAGTCCTCGTGAGCGAGCCCGAGGTCTTTCGCGACACACACGAGCAGGCCGACGCAATCGAGGCCCTTGCGCGTGCGCCCCTGATGCTCGAACGGCACGCCGAGGTAGCCTCGCGCCGCGGTAACGATCGAAGTGGCCTGCGTCGTGGTCATGAGCTGCGCGGCGTGTCGAGCGCGCGGTCGGAGCCTGGGATCAGCGGGAAGCCGCGATGGTTGGGCAGGTTGTTGAACTTCGAGGAGCACGTCGCGCTCGAAAGGTCGCACCCGGGCGAGACCTCGAACGTGTCGCCGACCTCGATCGGGAAGACCGTTTCGAGGAAGAGGTCGATCAGGTTCGTGTCGCTGTGCAGGAGCACTTCGGATTCGAGGCCCACGTTCGCGCCGCCGGTCCACGTGAGCCGCCCGAGCGAGTAGTAGCCCGTCGCGGCCGAGCCGATGACCGATGCGCGGAACGTGCGCCGCTCGTTCGTGACGCTGGAGACCGCGCACCCGTAGGCCGTCAGCGAGGGGAGATCCACGCCGCAGCGATGGTCGCCGACGACCGCCGAGCACTGCGATGAGTACACGTCGCCGACGCGAGCCTCCAACGCGCGCGAGAGGCCGATCAGGTCGGCGCTGAACCGCTCGCCGTCGAAGCGCACTTCGCGCAGCTTCCACGCCTTGAACCAGTACGGCTCGAGCCAGGGGAACTCGCCCGAGGCCATCGTCTCGATGATGCGCGCCTCGTTGAAGCGGCCGGCGAGTAGGTCGTCGTGCGACAGCGCGTCGGACGAGATCGCGCCGCGGACGTTCACGCTGTGCTCGGCAACGCCGACCTCGCTGCGTCGCGCGCTGGCATCCATAGCCCCGCCCGGCGAGTAGGTGAGGCCCGCGATGGCGATCGGCGTCGGCGCGTCCGTAAAGCGCTTGACCACGCCGTCGGCGCGCTCGATGTCCCACGCCCACGCGAGCGAGGCGCCCTCGAAGATGCGCGGGGCGGGCCATGCCGGCGGCGTCGCGTAGCCGTCGATCGCGCCTTTCTCCCACGCACGCCCGCGCGTCACGCCGAAGAAGTCCGTGGAGAACCGCTGCGTCAGCCGCGCGCCCGAGTCGACGCACACGCTGGACGAGATCAGGCGCAGGTCGGGCGGCGTCGGGCTCGCGTCCACCCACGTCGTCGAGTTCGTGATCGACACGTTGGAGCCGAACCCGCCGGCCGTCGTGTCGCTGCTCGCGTTGTGCGACTGGTATCCGTCGACCACGTTGAAGCACACTCCGGCGCCGGGCGTGCTCGCGATGCAGTTGCGCACGAAGCTCGTCCCCGTGGAGATGAAGCCCGTCGGCGTGAGCGTGTCCCAGTTCGCGGCGTTGCGGCACCGAAGCGCGGTGCAGTTCTCGATGAGCGCCCCGTCGACCGCGAGGAAGCCGTAGTGCGCCCCGGCTGTCGTGGTCCCGCCGACCGCGATGCAGTTGCGCACGCGGGCGTTCGTGGCGTCCGTGAGGTAGAAGCACGTCCCGCCGTCAGGGTTCGTGTCGATGATGGCGAACACTCCGTCAACGGTGATCGACTCGCCATCGAGGAACACGCCGACGGTCTCGCTGAGGAAGCCCGAGCCGAAGCTCTCGTTCGACCACACGAGCACCCCGCCGCCGAAACGCGCGTAGTCCTCGACAAGTGCGACCTGCCCCCAGTTGTCGCCGGGAGAACCGATGATGCGCGCGCCCGTGTCGTTGACCGGGTCGTAGCGCTCGCCGTCGGCCGCCTTGAGCTCGCGGTAGCGCCACTGGTCCGCGACCGCGCCCGTGAGGACAACGTCCTCCGTGAGCGTTCCGTAGATCAGGCCGACGTGCCGCTCGTTCGCCGTCACAAGGTTCTTCGACGTGGCGTCGGCCCACGCCTGCGCGGTCGTGTACGTCTTTCCCGTGCCGATGGTGCTCTCGATGATCGTCGGGTCGCGCTCGTCGGGAAGCTCGACGCCCGAGTGCGCGCCGATTTCGTGCGGGGCCACGCGAGCGACGCCGAAGCGGTCCGTGGTCGTGCCGCCGAACGCGGGCGGGCCCGTGCCGTTGTCCGCGAGCACGCTGGACGCCGTGAGCCGGTAGTCCTCGAACGCGAAGTAGCGGAACGCCGTGACGCTCAAGACGCCCGTGAGCGTGCCGACTTGCACGGCGCTCAGGCCGAACGAGACTTCGCCGATGGCGTTGT